CGTAACCGCCACGTCGAGCCGCAGGCCGCCGGAGCCGTAGTAACTCGGGATGACAGCCACCGCGCTCGCCACGCCGTCGACCATGAGCCAGTCGAGCGACTTGCGGGCGGTGTCCCCGGCAAAGTTCAGGGTGTCGGGGTTTCGCACGCGGCCCAACACCTGCCAGAGCTTTGAGCCTATGCGGTCGCCCTCGTAAGTGTCCGCCCACCAGCCCCGCGGATCGCGCGACAGGTCCGGCGGAAGCACGTCGTCCGGGTCCGCGGTCTGGTCGGAAAAGAGCGAGATGAGGATTGCAGTTTCCAGGTCATGCCCGGTTTCCAGGACCGGCCCGAGCATGGTCAGGTCCGCACGCGCGTTAGGCGGCTGCCACGACAGGCGAACATCCCCGGGAGTGTCGGCCATGGGTCAGGTCCCCGGTATCGGCGGGTCGGTGTGCTGTTCAGTGTCACCGCGCGAGTCCGCCGGCTGCGTGTGGCGGTGCGTCTGCAAGCCAACCGCGTCACCGCCACCGAAGCCGCCGATGATGTTGCCAGTGACGTGCAGATCGCCGTTGACCACCGCAGGGAGCTCCCCCGGGTTGACCACGATGCCGTTGGCAGTGAGGCGGATGCTCCTGCCCCACATATCGTAGAGCGTGACCTCGCCCGTCGTTTGGTGCCGGTAGCGGTAGGCTTGATGCCCGGTCGCGATGACCACCGCCATAGAGCGATGGCCGCCAAGGTGCGCCACGACCTTGTCACCGTCCTTCGGCATGAGGGAGGCGAAGCCGTAATGCTGTAGCACCGGCATGGCGTCACGGACGCTCAACGCGTCGAACTGACCTTGCTGCGTCTGCACCGGACCGGAGTCGACCGGCGCCATGGTGGAGCGCGCGAAACTGAGATGCGGCCCCACCTGGCGGGTCAGGCGTGCGACCAGCGCCTCAAGTTGAGCGACACGTTGCTCAAGGTCCATTCATCTGAACCCGGGCGGGAGCTCGCTGTTCTGCTGCGGGCTGGACTGCTGCGTTGCCGGCGTCTGCGTGGTCGGCGGTGACGGGGAGGGAGACGGCGGCGGCTGTTCCAACTGCCGATTCCACAGATACAGCGGCGCCGGCTCCACGGAGAACGCGTCGGGCGGCATGAGGACCAAATCCGCATGCGTGCCGCTCTGATCCTTCCGGAAGGTGACGCTGCCAATGATCCATTCTTCGTCCTTCAGCTTCAGCGCCGCCGCGTTGATCTTGGCCTTCTTGTTCGGCTGCCAGAGCTTGCCGGATGTATCGCGCCAGGAATCGCAGGTCAGGTTGACGGCCTGACTGCGCCCCATGCGCCGCGCCATCTCCCATTCAACCCGTCGCTGTGCGAGCGTCGTGTCGTTGTCCGTCTGTTCCGACACCATGATCCGCGGCCGGTAGCGCGGCATATGGTCGTCATGCACGGCAGCGCGCTGATTGCCCAACGGGTTGATTTCCACGTAGGCGTTCACGCTCTGCCAGACCGCCACGTAGTCGCTGAATCGCTGGTCAATGGACAAGGAAGAGCCGGCCGATTCGATGTTGCCCGGCATCGTGAAGCCGCTGGCCATCTTCTCCGTGCCCACGCGGTCGAGCACCAGATCACCCTTCTCGTCCTCGTAGACTAGGAAACCGGAGTAACGCGCCAGGCGCTCCAATATCTCATAGCTGGTTTCGCCAATGGCGACGGTGAACTGCGGGATCGGTTTCCCAAGGTCCGCCACTGCACTGCGCGCTTGCAGGTCGAATGGCTTGCAGAGGCGCTTGGCCATGTCGAGCAAGTTGGCCGCGGAGAGCGACGCACCTTGCAGGTCCTTTGACCGGATCACGTCCGCGGAGCAGTCCACGAGGTCCTGACACTTGCCGCGGCCGGAGATAATCACGTCATGCTGGCGCGGTGACACCTGCACCGCATAGCGGTCCGTGTAGCCGGTGAGCACCACGTCTTTGCCAATCCGGAGGATCGTCGGCTCGCCGGCCTGGCCAGGGAAGAAGATGACCTTCTTGGGATCGTCCGGCCACTGATCCGCGGCGGTCAGTTGAAAGGCGTTCGGCATTTGCTCCACGGAGCGGGAGATAGAGACCGACTCCCATCCGGTGATGTGGCGGTCCTTGATCTGGATCGAGACCTCGTCCTGGTCCGTCCCGGTGCCCACACCTGGCGCACCGGAGAACAGGCTGTTGAGCAGGCCGCTCATCGCGCGAGAACTTGCAGCACGTTCGGCAGGAAGGCCGGATGCGGCACGTCCGCCGAGTCCGTGACCTCATCGGACCGGGAGGCGTCCCGGTAGAGGCGTTGCGCTATGGCCAGTGAGGGCAGCGGCGCCGGCAGGATTGCCGTGACCATCTGCGGCAGTGTGGCCCCGCGCGTCGTCAGATCGTCTACGACCGCCAGGCGGAGCGCCCGGAGCGCGGTGTAGCTTTCATCGTCGCCAGCGTCTCCGGCCGCCAGCATTTCAACCGCGATGGCGTCGGCCACCGCCTCCCGCACCGTCAAGGCGTCCTGGTAGGAGATGGGCCGGTAGGCAGCGGAGGCTTGCGCCAGGCTGGTCAGCGCCACCCGGCGGCACAGCGCCGCCATGGAATCGCGCATGACCGCCATCTGCCCGGCAAGCCCCGGCTCATCGGCGCCCACCTTGTCCGTGAAGGTCCAGCGGGACAGGTCAACGAAGATGCGGACCTGGTCGGCAGGGTCCGTGAGAACAGCCCTCAGGGCCTCCGTGACGGCGGCGAGGGAATTGGCCATGGCCAGGCCGGTATCCGCGGTGAACGCCGTAGCGGCTGCGCTGGCGGCGGTGACGGCCCCTGTCAGCGTGGTGCGTCCGGCTGCAATGGTCCCGGTGAGCTCCGCCACGGTGGCCGGCAGGTCCGGGGTGCCGTTGCCGTCGACAAGGCAGGGGACCGGATTGGAGACATTTCCCACGATGAACCGCCCGAGCGAGACGTTGTTAGGGTCCGTCATGGTGATGCCGGTCGCCATGCCGATGAGCCCGGCGGGATCGGCGGCGTTTTCGATGCAGGTGGCCCCGAAGGAACCGACCACCGCCTGCCCCTCCGCGATGACCGCGGCGCCGTGCGTGGCGGCCGGGCCCGCGCCGTGGCCGATGGAGCTACCCAACGAGGTGAGCGTCGATGAGGCGGCCAGGACGACGGAGACCGCCGTGGCGATGAGCGAGAGGATCAGGTTGGGCGCGCCGGCCTCGATGAACTGAAACCGGCACTCAATGACCCGCATGGCCTCTTTGCGGATCGCGGTGGCGCACGATAGCAGCATGACCCGCTGCGCGCCGATGGTCGGATGGATCAGCAGTCCGGGCCCGGGAGCCTCGGAGGCGGTATCGAGCAGCAATTGCATGATCGGGCCGATGTCGCCCGTCAGGTAGCCGGTGAACTCAAACGCGCGCGGTGCGCGCCCCATGTCCTCCGCCCATCCGCCGTCACGGAAGGGATAGTCATGCATCGCGACCTTGCGGCCTTTGTGCGTGATTTCCCCGGTGACCGAGAACGGCACGCCGCGCCAGTAGCACTTTTGCAGTGCGCCCGCGAAGCCGGAGAGAACGGAGCCCCCGGCAAAGCCCGTGACGGATGTAAAGCTCATGCGGCGTAGGGCAGCGCGGTTTCAATGCGCGGCGGTGCGGCGCGCGCGTGGCCGGACGTTTGCACCGAAGCCCGCGTGCCTGGCGGAGCTCCGCTCAACGCCACGTCCACCCGAACATGACCATTGACCTCCGGCGCCGGCTGCACCTGCGAGTGTTGCTGTCCACCTGCCGGAGCTCCTGGCGGAGCCGGCAGGGCGGGAGCGGCACGAGGCGGCGCCGCGAACGGCGCCTCAAATGCCGGCGCCGCTTGCCCGCGCCGGAAGGCCTCGCCAGGGCCGCCCGCCGGTATCTCAAAGCCGGATGACCAGATCGCGCCGGCCTGTCCGGGCTCAGTGGCGGACTGCATCGCCGCCCACGTGCTCGCCTTAGAGGTCTGAAGCTCCATCCATGAGTATTCAAGCTGCTGTTGCAGTGACGGTGTCTGCGTGCCTGCCCACCGTCGCATAGCATCGAGCCGCGTCCCGTGATGCTGAAACACCCCATAGGACGTGCCATCGTCACCCGACTTGGTCGGATCAAAGCCGCTTTCCGCGCTGGCATTCACGAGGATGCCGGCAATCGCCTTCTCCGATAGGCCCTTCCCCTTAAAGAAGTCATGGATGGTCCGCATGTTCCCGGCGGCGGCGGACGGCGCCGAGGGGACCGTGAGCGGCGCAGTGCCGACGCCACCGCCTGCGGCTCCGGCTCCGCCGCGGCGGCCGCCGCCCATGCCGCCTTCACCCTCCATGCGCTCCAACGTGTCCGCGATCCGCTTCAATTCCGCGTCCGGAAGCTGACCGGTGATCGGATCTGCGCCCAAGCGCTTCTGCATCTCGGGGAACGTCAGCGTCTCCTTGGTCTCCGCGTTGTAGTAGGTCGGCATCTTGTTCAGCGGGTTCCACAGCGAGCCGCCGCGCTTCTCAAAGCCGTGCGTCTTGGCGGCCTGGTCCATCTGTTCCTTCAGCGCTTGGTCCTTCAGGAACGTGCTGCCGAGCACCACGGCGGCCGCGGCCGGCACGGCAACCGCAGGCGTCGCCAGGCTCCCGAGGCCGAGCAGCCGGAGTATCCATGCGGCAGGCTTCATCGCGATCAGGGAGGCAATGGCGGTGCTGATCTTCGCGATGCTGTCCGCGGTGTCTTTGTTGGACTCGATCCACTTCGAGCTAGCTGCGACAGCCTGGGTCACGGTGCCGGACCAACTATCAAGGATGCGGTTGTATATGCCCTCCAAGTCTAGCGAGAGCCGGTCCCATGATTGCTTCAGCGCGGACGCGTGCTTGGCCTGGTCCGCCGTGATGTTCGCGCCGGTGGCGTCCGCGTCCTTCTGGAACCTCTTGTAGTTCTCCAGGTAAGGCAGCATGGCGCGGTCAATGCCGAGCGAGTCCAGGATGAGTTGCTTGGTGTGGGGATCGCCCACCTTTTGCAGCGCCGCTGCCACCTCATCCAAGGCGACCGCGACGTTCTTCACATGGCCAGGCGTGCCCGGGTCGATATGCAGCACGTCCCGGAGGATATGGACCGCGGCCGGATCAGTATTCCACGCCGCGCCGTATAGCTTCTCCTGCAACGTGCTCAGTGCGTTGGTCATGGCCTCGGCCGGGACACCTGCCAGGCGCGCGGCGTTCTGCAGTTTGCTCAAGGCCTCCACCGGCAATTGCAGCCGGTGCGCCATGTTGACCATGCCCTGACCGAACGCTCCCCAATTGCGCGTCAGGGCGGCGACACCGGCAATGGTCAGCGGAGCGATGAGGGAAGCCAGGGAGCTCCCGGTCTGGTCGATGGCGCGGAACGTGTCCGTCGCGGAGCGGCCGAGGGATGACATGCCCTCGGTCAGTCTGCTGATCCCGGATACCTCTCCGAACTTGAGCAGTGCCTTGCCAGCTTTGTCCCCGCTGGCCGTGAGGGATTGGATGCCCTTGTTGACCTTCTCGATGACCGCGGTCGCGCCGCTGTCCGTCGCGGTGATCGAAATGCCGAAGCCGGCGCGTGCAGTGCTACCCGACATTCTCTGCCCTCCGCACCGCTGCGATCAGGCCCCGCCAGGCGATGAGCTCCGGCAAGGGCAGTGCGAGCGCCCACAAGAGGCCTTCCCCGTAGAACCGCCCGACCATGGCGGCGGCGGAGGCCAGCCCGTCATTGACGACTGCCAGGCGGAGGACCGGCATAGGCAGCAAGGCGAACGGGGTTCGAATCAGCGTGCGATACGAGCCCGTCGCCAGGCTTCCAAAGGGTCCGGCAACGGAGCTCCGGCGAAGCTGTCCAGGTAATCGGCCATCTGCGAAATCTGCCAGGCTGGCACGTGAACAAGCGCCTCATACGGCACCATTTCACTGACCGCGGCGATGAGCCGGATCGTGATGTCCAAGGCGCTCTGGCCAGGGAGCGCCGAGGCCTTCAAGACCTCCGCCGCGGTTGGCGCGCGGAGCGTGACGGTCTCATAGGTGGCGGAGCCGAACACAATCGGCGTGCGGAGAGTCCAAGTTACCGGCTCCGGCGGTGCCGCATAGGGCGGCGCGTCGGGAGCCGCCGGCTCCACGGTGGTCAACGTGTCGCTCATGCGACATTAAGCTCCTGCACTGTTCCCGCGGTGCCCTCAAAGCGGAAGTCAAACGTCGCATCCGCGCCGCTGACCGTTGGCCTGCCGACGAACCATAGATTGTGTCCGACCACTTGCTTGCCGTTGGCCAACTGCACGACGACCGTGGCACTGGTCAGGCCGACAAACCCGGTGACGTTCACGCTCTGCGCGTCGCGGAACTTGCCGGATATGTAGGGCGGGATCGGCGTCTCGCGGAAGCCGTCCACGCCGGAGAGCGAGGACAAGCTCTCCCGCTGCACCGCTCCCGGGTCCCATGCGAATTCGGTCACAGCGAACACGCTGCCATTTACCGCGAAGGATGTAATGCCCGCGACGCGCCGGTTGGTCGGCGTCGAGGGAGCAAGTGTGCCGCTCATTGGTTAGGCCCCCTTTACGTGGACTGCCGGAATTGGATCAGTGCCGCGATCTGGATGACCTGATCGCTAAAGTCGAACGGCAGGAACAGAAGCACCTGCCCCTTGCTCCCCGGCGTGGCGTAGCCGTTCTTCGCGTAGGTCTGAAGGTTCTGCACAATGAAGATGCTGGACAGGTAGGCGTAGTAGCTGACCGTCGCCTGAAAGATCATCGACGGCGTGACGGCCGGAGCTCCCATGGGGATCGGCGTGCCGTCCACGACCAGGATGCGGCCCGGCTCAATGAACTCGCTTTGCAGGCGCGCGGCCATGTAGCGCGCCGCATAGGATGCTTGGAAGAGCAGGTTCGTGTTGAGGTAGCTGTCATCCAACGAGCCAGCGGCGTTCTTCTGATACATCGTCACGGAGCGGTCGATGCGACTCTGCCCGGCGGCGTCCACGTAGAAGGTCGAGATACCGTCATAGAGCAGCGTGTTGCGGGAGCTCGGACTGTCCTGCGACTGCATGGGCGGTGCCAGGAGCCCGAGGGATTGCTCCGCCACACCTTGAGCGGGGTTAACCCTGATCCGCACCGCATGGCCACCGGCGAAGTCGGCGGCCGCCAGGTAAACCGGCGTCGGGGAGTCGTAGTAGCCGAGACAGGAGACGTGCTGCGAATTGCGCGAATTGCCGAACGTGGCGCGCGTCCCCACCGTTCCGCGGAACGCGGTGAAGGCGTGGCCGTAGAGCATCTGAATGGCGCTCCACCGGCCGGTCTGATCGGACAGCAGCGCCTCAATGGCGAGCATCGAAGTCGTGTCCGTGTAGGGCCACACGATGAAGTCGAATGTCGTGTTCCCGAGGTTGGCGAGCGCCGTTGTCATCGTCGGGTTGGTGGCGCCGGTCGTGCCGGCGGCAATCGTCACGGTGATGCCCTGCGGGAGCACTTCACCGTTCGGGACGCCGCGGTAGTTCACCCGCACGTCA